TGAAAATAAAGAATTTACACTTAGCCCTGATGATCTTGAGGATTTTCAGGGCTTTGTCTATTGTATTACTGAAATTGATACCGGTAAGAAATATATCGGTAAGAAATTTTTTTGGAAACCAAAGATTTTACCTGTCACTAAGACTCGTAAACGCCGGAAGCGTACACGGGTTCCCTCTGACTGGCCTAAATATTATGGATCAAGCGCTCAGGTCAAGCTACTTGTGGAAGAGAAAGGCGAGCAAAATTACAAAAGAGAGATACTAAAACTATGTAAGACTAAAGGCACATGCTCATACTATGAAGCAAAATTACAGTTTGAGCACGACGTGTTACTCAGTGATGATTATTACAATGAATTTATTGGTTGTAAAATTCATTCAAAACATGTTCGTGTATAAATACAGTTATATAAAATGAGGTGAATGATGGTTAAACTAATTCATGAAGTGCTTGATGAAGCACGTAAGAAACGATCTAAGGCCGAGACGGTTGCTGTATTACAGCAAAACGAAACTTGGGCACTTAAAGATATTCTACGAGGATCTATGGATTCGACAGTAGAATTTGCGATCCCAGATGGTGATCCACCCTATACCCCAGGACAGGAGTATAGCGCTCCAAGAAATCTTCTCAAAGAACATAAGCGGTTTGTATACTTTGTCAAAGGTACTCGTCACGACGAGATGCCTCAATTTAAACGTGAGCGTATCTTCTTTGAAATTTTAGAAGGCATTGACCCCAACGATGCCAAGCACGTTGTCAACATGGTGAATAAAAAAGCACCAGCCGGCATTTCTCGACCCGCTGTGGAAGAAGCCTTCCCTGGGTTGTTGAAAGATACATGATGTGAAAGTGAGGAAATAAACTACAATTTAACTGTAAGGGGAACCTATGCATGTCAAAAACTCAGCTAGATAGATTAATCCAAGACTCGAACGAACTGCGATTATATGCAGATAAACTTAAAGAACGAGGAAAGGATATATTATATCAGAAAATTCTAGCTAAGCGTCAATATCTTGACAAACGTATAAATGAGGCTTTATAGTAAAAAAGGAGTTTACAATCTCCTCCGAGTATGGTACAATAAGAAGTATTCGTTATTCGGAGGAGATAATACCCTATGAACATTTTTATACTAGATCGCAATCCACACGAGGCTGCTAGGCTTCAATGCGATAAACACGTAGTAAAAATGATCGTCGAATCAGCACAGATGTTATCTACTGCACATCGCATGATTGACGGCTATCAAGAAAAACGTCCTTCAAAATCTGGCAAGACTATGGTTAAGTACTGGAAATTGCTTGACGAACGAGAAGACACTATGTACAAAGCAGTGCATGTCGGTCATCCTTGTACAGTGTGGACAATGAATAACGATAATAATTATATGTGGCACTACGATCACTTTACAGAACTATGCCGCGAATACACTTATCGATATGGCAAAGTGCATGCAACTGAAAAGCTACTTAAAAAAATGCTTTCAAAAACTCCTAATAATATCAAAGCCGGTCATAAATACGCATGTACAGCGTTTCCATTAGCTATGCAGCATGAGCCTCAATGCATGATGGATGATCCAGTTAAATCATACCAAGCGTATTATAAAACTAAGGCAGCACGGTTTAACATGGTGTGGACTAAGCGAGATGTACCGGAGTGGTTTAATGCTTGATACTCATGCACAAAACATATTTAATAAAAACATTAACATGATGGTTCCGTATTACATAATGGCTGCATATGCATATTATAAGGATGATGATCCTATATTCTCTGATGCCTTCTTTGATAACATGTCAAAGATTATGCTTGACGAATGGATGAATATATATCATTATCACAAAGACTTAATAACAATTGAAGATTTAAAGGGTGGAACTTACTTAGGCAAATATCCGTCTATTGTTAAGGGTGCACTCAAAAACCTACGTGGAGTACAAAATGAAAGACCAGTTAATTAAAGCAATGCGCATGCACGCCGAAGGTGAGCTGGAGCGCGCTAAAACTAATGTTATGGTTTATATGAATCAAAGTGTTGGTATTGGTGAACACAGCGATATTGTCGAAGCAATGCAAGAAGAGCTTGACAAAATGGCTATGCATACAGACCGAATTGAAATGCTTAATCATTTTTAAGGAGTAAGCCTATGCCTATATACAAAGTTAAACGCGCAGGTGTCGAAGACAGCACTGCATGGGAAGTAACTTGCTCTTATAGCGAGCTTACAGCTATGTGTGAAGAATACGGATTAGTCCAGGAATTATCTACGCCTAACTTTGTGTCTAGCACAGGTAATCAGATTAATAAAACTTCAGATGGTTGGAAAGATCGTCTTTCTACTATCAAGTCCCAAGCTGGCAGAAATAATTCAATTAAACTATGAAGCAAAAAAGTATTATTAAAAACAACTCGCTGCAGATTAGATATGACGATATGCTTGAGTATCCGCCTATCACAGACAATCAAGGCATTGCATATCAGGCATGGGATGATGACTGTAATTTAGTATTAACAGGCTCTGCTGGTACTGGCAAGACATTTATGGGCATGTATCTTGGATTAGAAGCAGTGCTTGATCCTGACACGCTTCAAGATCGTCTCGTCGTAATTAGGTCTATGGTACCGACGCGTGATATGGGATTTATGCCAGGAACTAGGGAAGAGAAAGAAGACGTTTACACTGCGCCATATAAGGCCATTGCTGATGAGCTGTTTAACGAAAAAGGCACATGGAACAAAGCACTAAACACAAAGAAAATCTCTTTTGAATCTACATCCTTTATACGAGGTGTGACTATAGATAATGCTGTAGTCCTCGTTGATGAGATGCAAAATTTAAATTTTCATGAGCTTGATTCTGTCATTACTCGTGTTGGCCGTAACTCAAGAATTATTTTTTCTGGCGACCATCTACAAACAGATTTTAAGTTTAATGATGATAAATCAGGAATATATAAATTCTTATCAATCGTAGAACAATTAAAGAACTTTGAAATAGTAAACTTTGGCTGGGAAGATATTGTAAGATCTGACTTTGTCCGAGACTATATCATGACCAAAGAAATGTTAAACTTATAAGGAGCAGAGATGCTGACCGAACAAGAATTAGCTAAGCTAATCCCCGGAAACAAAGACGTAGGCGCTTGGCACGAAGCCTTGGCTGCTATTATGCCAAAGTATGGCATCACATCTAAACGAAGGATCGCGCATTTTATTTCTCAGTGCGCGCATGAATCTAATAATTTTCGTAGTTTATCTGAAAATCTAAACTACAGTGAGAAGGCATTGAACGCTGTGTTTGGCCGCTATTTTGGCACAGGCGGAACCAAACGTAACGCAGCAGAATACGCACGCAACCCAGAGAAAATTGCTAATTATGTTTATCAGGACGAGTTTCGTAAATATAAAATGGGCAATGTAAATCCAGGTGACGGATGGTTGTTCCGCGGCCGCGGCCTAAAGCAACTTACCGGACGTGAAAACTATACGCGATTTGGCAAATCTGTTGGTATGACTGCAGAACAAGCAGCAAGCTATGTTGCCACACCAAAGGGTGCTGTTGAGAGTGCATGCTGGTTTTGGGATGCAAACAAGTTAAACAAGATTGCAGATACTGACGACGTGAAACGCATGACTAAGAAAATCAATGGCGGTAATATCGGACTAGCTGATCGCCAGTCTAGGTATGTGAAGGCAATGTCAGTCCTTGGTTCACCTATTGCAGTTGACGCTCTCAACGACGATGATGATGCACCAGACATCGATGATATTGGTGTATTGCGCAAAGGTTCACGTGGCGCAGGCGTTAAGATGATGCAAGAAGCATTGGGCATCGGTGCAGACGGATCGTTTGGTCCAGGCACAGAACGAGCTCTTAAGAAGTGGCAAGCAGCAAAAGGCTTAACACCTGATGGTATTGCCGGACCAAATACTTTAGAAAAACTTCTCGGTTAGGGGTTTACAAGCTGCATGTGATCTGATATAATAGATTTATATTAAGTTAGGAATCACATGCAGTTTATACACGAAAAAATCGACAAAGGCTATGACACACTTAAACGTGAGGATGGCGAAACACGTCGATATATGACACCAAACGGTGTCGCTTATCCTTCAGTCACAACAGTTACAGGTATTCTCAATGCCGACAGCATAGCGGCTTGGCGCGCTCGTGTAGGTGACGAAGAAGCAAATAAGATCGGCCATAAAGCCGCTACGCGTGGCACGGCCGTTCACAATCTAATAGAAAAATATCTACTCAATGATCCTGAGTATGGCAAGGATGTATTGCCACATGTGATGCAAAGTCTAGTCAATCTCAAGCCGATACTAGATAAACGCCTTAATAAAATCTATGAACTTGAGGTACCGCTTTATAGCGATCATCTTAAATTGGCCGGCACATGTGATTGCGCATGTGAGTTTGACGGTGTCAACAGTATTGTTGACTTTAAGACATCAAAGTGGCCAAAGAAAAAATCACTTATTTCAAACTACTTTGTACAAGCAGCCGCATATTCTATTATGTGGGAAGAGCGCACTGGCATGGCTATGCCAAATCTTGTTATTGTTATGGATGTCGATGGCGGAAGGCCTTTGACATATAAAGAACATCGTGATAATTGGACTGATAAGCTCACAGAAACTATAGCACTTTATAACAAACAGCAGAATGAACGTGCTTTATTTGGATAATAATGCGTTTAGGGGGTTTACAACCCCTTTCAAATGTGGTATAAAGACTATAGTTAAGTTAGTATGAAAGGAATATATATGATTAACAATTTAAATAAAGTCATCCTCACAGATTGTGATGGTGTCCTCATGAACTGGGAATACGCATTCCATACTTGGATGCAACATCGGGGCTATACTCCTGTGCCTGGTAATGAAAATGATTACGATATGGGCGATCGGTATGGCCTAGACAATACCACTAAACAACAAGTCGTTCGGAACTTTAACGAGTCTGCCGCAATTGGCTTCTTGCCTCCTTTACGGGACGCTATGTATTATGTAGATCTGCTTCACCGGAAGCACGGTTATACATTTCATATGATTACTTCTCTGTCAAAAGATGAGAGTGCTCAAGCTCTTCGGATCGCAAACACTAAAAAGTTGTTTGGTGATACGGCCTTTACTAAATTCATCTTTGCTGATACTGGCGAAGATAAAGATGAGGTGCTAGCGCCTTACATTGATAGCGGTTTATTTTGGATTGAAGACAAAGTAGAAAATGCCGAGCTTGGTGTTAAATACGGCCTTGAATCTCTTTTAATTAAACATGGCCATAATATGGATTGTGCTGACATTGCTCTAATGAAAAATTGGAAAGAAGTGTATGACTTTATCACTGGCTAGTCTGCTTAATCTGCGGACAGAATACGAAGCAATTATAAATCGCTATAAGATACCAAATGAGTATAAGAACAGCACTATAGATAGTGTGACATGGTTCTTAAGCCATGGCCGTAAACCGAACAGGCTTAGGCCGTCTTATATAAGAGCTGTAACTATTGCAGAAATAATTATAAGAGAATCTAAAAGGTGACATAATGAAACGCTTGATTTATCAAGTGTATGTCGGTAAAAAATCGAGGTTATACGATCATTGTATAGCCTCTGTTGCCGCATACTGTAAAGAGCATAACATCGAACATGTTATTCAAAAGCAACCAATCTTAAAAATTAAACCAGACGTCTTTGCCACAAATCGCAGTAAAGAGTCGTATGAAAAGCACGGTGGTTTTCTTCCTATTTTTGAGAAAGAAAACGCATTTACGTATTTAAAAACTTATGACTCAGTTGCTATCATTGATGCCGACATATGGATTAGACCAGGATCACCGAACATATTTGATGCGGTGCCTATGCAGTATGATTTTGGCGGAGTATTAGAACGCGATATGCCTGTCACTGCATCGTACCTTCGTAAAATAGCAAATTATTCTCGTATGCAATATGGCATGTCAAACATAAATCATTTGTTTGATTGGAAACATAAGAGCGGTGCTGGTGCAGACTTTTATAATATGGGTATGATGGTCCTCAATAAAGATATAACTACTCCTACACGTAACCAGACACCTATGCAGTTTCTTAACCGTCCAAAGTTTCAAG